TCACAGATAAGGCGTGGCCAGCCAGATCACCTTGTTGCGCAGCCGCTTGGCGAACGGCGCCTGTTGCAGGTCTTCCAGCGTTTCGCGCTTGGCCTGGCCGATCAGCGCGTCGACCCGCGCCGCGATCCAGCGCGCCACGCCGGGATCGTAGATCTCGGTATCCAGCTCGAAATTCAGCCGCAGGCTGCGCGGATCCAGATTGGACGAGCCCACGTAGGCCCAGGCATCGTCCACGGTCATCAGCTTGGAATGGTCGAACGCCCCGCCCGAGCGCCAGACCCGGCAGCCGGTGCGCACCACCTGGTCCAGCTGTGCCGTCATCGCGTAATCGACCAGCCGCAGATTGTTCTTGCCCGGGATGACGATATCCACCACCACGCCGCGGCGGGCCGCCGTGGCCAGCGCGCCGATCAGCGTCTGGTCGGGCAGGAAATAGGGCGACTGGATCCGGACATGGCGCTGCGCCACCGCCAGCGCGCCCAACAGCATATTGTGCGAGCTGCCCAGCGCCCGATCCGGTCCCGACGGCACGCAGCGCATCGGCACGGCGCCGCTCGGGGGCAGGGCGCTGGGATCGAACCAGGGCTTGGCGGGCAGCGATTCGTGCGTGGTGAAATTCCAGTCGTGCGCGAACACGGACATCAACTGGGTCACGATCGGCCCTTCCACGCGGAAATGCGTATCGCGGTTGGTCCCGGCGCCGGCCAGGGCGCTGACGAAGGCCGCCCGCACGTTCATGCCGCCGGTGAAGCCCACGCGCCCGTCGATCACCAGCACCTTGCGGTGGCTGCGCAGATTCGCGTAGGGCATGCGCAGCACCCCCAGCGGGTTGGTCATGAAACGGGCCACCGGCACGCCGCCGCGGGCCAGCATGCGCACGATGGGCGGGCGGGAATACTTCGAGCCGATGGCGTCGATCAGCACCCGCACCTCCACGCCGCGCGCCTGCGCCTCGATCAACGCCTGCGCCATCTCGCGCCCGATGGCGTCGTTGTCGAAGATATAGCTTTGCATCGCCACGGCATGGCTGGCGTCGCGGATCGCCTGCAGCATGGCGGGGTAGGCCTCGTCGCCGCCGGCCAGCGGCTGCACCGCATTGCCGCCCAGCAGCCGGAACCGGCTGACGCGGTCTCCCAGCACCTTCAGCGACGCGAACTGCGGGCCCGAAATCGGCACCACGTCCACCGGTGCCGTCTCGACCTGCTCCGCATCCACCACCATCGCCTCGTCGCGCTGCTGCGACAGCCGCGTCTTGCGGATCCGGTTGATGCCCGCCACGAAATAGAACAGCGCGCCGAACAACGGCGAGAACAGCGCCACCCCGACCCAGCCGATGGCCGCCCGCACGTCCTGTTTGGTCATTGCGGCATGCACCGCCGCGCCCGTCCCGGCCACGATGCTGATGGCAAATACAAGATGGGGCCAGTAATCGATCAAAATAGCGTGTATGCGGTCCATGGCGATGGCGTGAGCGACAGCCTCCAGAGGGGATCAATGCGCAAGGATATCAAGGCGGCGCGCCCTGGCAAGTAGGGCGCCATCGCCTCGTTTCACACCTTTCTGAAAAACATGCTAGAATTCGGCCTCTTCGTTGATGACCAGCTCTTTTCAGGGCAGCGCAGCGAAGAAAGCAGTACCAGTGGTGGCTGTAGCTCAGTTGGTAGAGTCCCGGATTGTGATTCCGGTTGTCGTGGGTTCGAGCCCCATCAGCCACCCCAAAAATCCCATAGAAATCAGCCGCTTAGAGCGGCTTTTTTCTTTTCTGCGGTCTGCTATTTTCTAATTTATCCTAGACTTTCTAATTTGATTAGAAGGTCGGCGTTACCTTCACCTTCCTGCGGCGGTCGTAAACTCGACGCGTCGTAGCCGCGTTTTTGTGTGTTTCTGGGTTTTGATCGCGGCTCACCATCTCGGTTACGTACATGGCCCGCAGGTCGTGGGCCGTGAACCGTTCCCCTCCCGCTTTCACGAAGGCGGCCATGATCTTGGACCAGTTCGCCTTGAAGCCGGAATCCGTATAGGGGGCGCCTGAACGGGCTGCAAACACATACGGGGTGTCGTGCTTCTTCGACAGGCGTACGGCTTCTGCCAGGAGCTTGCTGAGAAGTGGGGACCACGCTATTAGGTACTCCCGGGAGGCATCGGTCGCCTTGATTTTGACCGCCTGTACCTTCACCCCTTCCTGCGTGAGTGAGGATTCCTCCAGGCCCAGGATCTCGGCCCGGCGACGCCCAGTTATGCCCACCATCAAGCCTATCAGAGCCGTCATATAGCTGCCCTCGCCGCGAGCCTTGGCGATCTCTAGGAAGGTGTTCACCTCGACGTTTTCCGGTTTGCGAGAACGCGGCCGCTCCGGGTTGCGGCTAACCCCGTGGCATGGGTTAGTGTCGGCCATTCCATGGCGGATGCCATAGTTGAACGCTGACCCAAGAGCAGCCATTTCCCGGTTCGCCCTGACGCCTCGCCCTTTCTCGCGCATGGTGTCCAAATACTTACCTTTGTGGGCAGCCTTGAAATCTCGCGGCTTCATGTGCCCAAACAATGGCAAAAGGTGCGTGTCGAAGGCCTCTTCGTAGTCGTCCACGGTGCGCTCAGCAAGGGCTGATGGATCGGCCTTCTCGATCAGCTTTCTCTGGAACGCAATGAATCCTTTGCACATATCGGCAATAGAGCCCTTTGCGTATCCGCCACCTTGGAGCTCCTTGGCTAGGCGCTCCGCTGCAGCGCGGTCGTTGCCCAGCCCGTGGTACTTCTGGTTGATGATGGTGTAGTAGGTGTCCTTGTAGCGCCCGTGCTTGACATACACGCGCAAGGCAAGGTGCTTGTCTGAAATCCGCATTCTGCCCATTAGGCGATCCCTGCTGCCTCCCAATTAGGTTCTGCGCTGGTACTGACGTCGGGGGCTGTGACGCCTTGGCGCTGGAGATAGTAGGCTCGGGCGACGATAGGGCGCCCTAGACGGTCCTGGTCGAATCGCCACTTGTGAGCCTTCAGCCATCGCCGCTGCCAAGCTGGGTAGCGGTAGCCGGTGATTCTCTCCAATTCGGCTTCGGATAGGGTGAGTTCCATATCGCTTCCAAAACGAAGCCCGCACTAGGCGGGCCGCTTGATGAATTGCATCATTAATGATGCGTAATTGAATTCAGTGATTCATTAATCACTCGTAGACCGCGCCTCCGTCGGTGTGCGAGTTGCCGCTTTCCCGCGAGGCTGGAATCATTGCCTGGCGCTGGCTGGCGGCCGGTGAGGGCGCAGAAGTTGCCGGTTCTTCTACCGGTTGCGCGGACAGGGCGGCGCGGGCGCGTTTCTCCTGTTGAGGGCGTAGCTTCGCCACTCCACCTGACGCCGCATCGTCCACGATCCACTGGAGCACGTCTCGCATCTTTTCGTACTCGTCAGCATTCCCGGCGCGTTGCTGGCGGTCGGCCAGGATGGCTGTTCGGGTATACGCTCGGGCCCAGTTTTCCAGAGCCCTGGCCATGGAATCCGAAATGAGCGCCGCCCATTTGTGAGTGATAGGCGGCAAGCGCGGCAGCACCACATCGCCCAGTCCCTGCGCCATATGCTCGGTGCCTTGAACCGCCTCGCTGGCCTGGGGCGCGGCACTGGCGATGGCGTCCAGCGCGCAGATTTCCAGGATGCCGGCTAGGTCGTTGCGAACCTCGTCCTCAGACCGTAGCGTCAGTTCGTTCATGAACCGTTCCCACCAGGCAGGAAGACCGTCTACGGCGCTGGCCTGGGGCGCGGCATCTAGAATGGCCTGCACCAGGCCGACAGCGTTATCCAGGGTGCCATCGTTGCAGAAGACAGCCAGCGCCTCATCCGCCTCGGGCAGCTCGGCAATGCGCAATGCATTCTGCCAATCCGTCGGCGGCGCCTCCCCGGCTACAGGGGCGCGCACAGGCACGGCCGCATACGTGCCGTCGCCGTTGCTGCGTCCGCATTCATAGTGCGTAACCGGGGCGCTTGCCAGGGCGCTTGCCGCAGCGAGCAAGATTTCGCACTCACTGGTCGGCGCGACTGACGCCATACTGTGCAGGCTGGCCACCAGGTCATCGGCTACAGGGGCGCGCAGTTGCGACAGCACAGCGGCCTCAATCTCGCGGATACAAAGCTCGGCGCTGCCGGTGCTTACTCCGAAGACGCAAACCCAGTCTTTATAGAGTTCCCCGATCTGCTCCCGAGTCAGGACAGTTTGTTGGGGCGCCGCCTGGGCGGCGTTGTTCTGGTTGGTCATGTCATTGATCCTTCGCGGTGGTCGGGTTCGCGAGCGCGTGGGCGACGTGACGGGCATAGGTGCTGACGGCGCGCCAGTACGCGGCCATAGGCGCTTTGCGCCGGCGCCAAGCCGTTTCAGCTTCGGTGTTGGCCTGGTCGCGCAACTCCCGCATAACCGCTTCGATGCGTTCGCGGTCGGCCTTGGGCAGCTGTCGGAGCGCCTGCCCTGCGGGGAGACGCAGTAGAGGGTTGATGTATCCCATGCTCACTTCTCCGCGCCCTGGCGCCGCAGTTCATCTCGCCTGTCCAGATAGGCCAGAATGAAAGTGACTGCGGTGCTGTAGCCGCACCCAGCGGCAAAGCCGAGGGCGAGATAGGTCCAGGTCATGTCCTTTCCTTGGTGATGGGCTGGGCGGCGGCGATGCGTTCCGCGCAGCGCATGCCGAGTGCGAAGCCGATCCACATCGTGTCGGTGTCGCTGTCCAGGTAGTGGGAGAAGGTGTCGTTTATCTCCATCGCGCCCAGTGGCGTATTCGCCTTGAGTGCCGGCGTGTTGTTGATCGCGCCTTCGAAGTAGCTGCGCATTTCGGCGACGGTGATGCGGCCCGGCTTATCTTTGATGGTGAGCATCACGTCTCCCCCTGCTGCGGGACCTGGGCGGCGTGATGCGCAGCCGCTTCCTCCGGACTGGCAAGCTCGAAATGCGGATGCTCGATGCCGTCGGGCGTCACCACCACCATGCGGTGGGTCTTGAACAGGCCGCCCAGGCTCCAGTTGCAGGGCTGGCCGTCGGGCTCCTTTCGAGGCGACCCGGCGCCAGTGAAGCGCCCCACGCAGCCAACGCCGACATGGCACGCCACGTCGCCCCACTCCTTACCCGCACCGGCCGCGATGAAGTCGAGTCCGTTCTGCAACGTGCCGCACATCGGGCACTTAACCGTCGTCAGTTCGCTGCTGCTGGCTTGGGCCTTGCACGCGGCGTGAAACTCTTCGAGGGTCATGCGCTTCATGCTGCCTCCCTTTCAATGGCACGATACATGCGGTCAACCGCCTTCTGCCGGGCGTCCAGCTTTCTTGTTCGCATCAGGTGGTCGTGCAGAGCTTTGTCGTAGGGTTCGATCTCGCGTAGCAGCCGAATCTTTTCTTGGATGTCGGTGGTCGCGTTACATTGGACGGCCAGTGCGTCGCGCTTCGCGAAGTCGGGTTTGTCAGTTTCCCAGCGGGCAAGCTCCGCATCGAAGTCGGCCATCAGCTTCTCGCTAGCAGTCTTCCAGCGGATGAAAAGCAGGTCCCGGCGACTGATGCGCAGGAAGAACCCCTTTTCACGCACGAAGGCGATGATTTCCTCCTTCGTGAACTCATTGAGGACATCGAGGCCATTTGTCATGCCTCACCCCCGTTGCCCCGCTGGGCGGCAATGGCTGCCAGGCGCAGCCGTTCAATGTCTTCACCTGCCTTCTCGGCCCACTGGCTGCCGTGCTTCAGGTAGAAGCCCAGGAGGTAGTGGATGACGGTGGCTTGTTCGGCTTCTGCCTTCTTGTCGATTTCGACGCCCGACAGGCGCAGCAGTTGCGCAATCCGGATGCAGGTGAAGTTCGGACGGCCGAGAATGTCGATCAGGTCGGCATTGAGTTCCGGCAGCGCCAGCGCATCGCCAGCAGCGGGAGCCGGCTGGCGCAGGGCGTTCATGGCTTCATACAGCAGCAGTGTCGCGGTGTTCTCGCGCCCATGCCTGCCAATGTAGTCCCTGATACGCAGGGCCACGTCGTCAGGGGAGCCATAAGGCGGCGTCTGCACCGCGGCAGGCCGGGAGGTATCAGGCGAACCCAAGGCGGCGCCCATGAAGCTGCTGAGGGCTTCGTCGGCGCTGGTTTGGGATTTGGGGGCGCTCATGCTGTGGCTTCCTCTTTTTCAAGGTCGATGGGGGCCTGCGTATCGGGGGCGGCCTGCTGTGCCTCCTTAGCGGCTTTCTCGGCGCGTTTGGCGCGGAGGGCTTCGACGGCGCCGTGGGCTTGGAACAGGTCCAGCAGGGCAGCGGCCGGGATGGTGATCGTTTCGCTTGCTACGCGGCCTTCCTGGATGTCCAAGAGGGTGGCGCGCTGGTTGGCGTCCAGTCGCTTGATGAAGGTGTCGACGCCGCTGATGAGCGGGGAGACGACCTTGCGGGGGAGGGCGCGGCCGTGGATGGTGCTGGCGGTCACCTTAGATTTGCCGGCGGCCTTGGCCTGGATCACCTTGCCGCTCAGGAACTCTCCGGCCTGGGCGCCGTGCTGGCGAACTGCGTCTATCGCGACCTCGGCAGAGACCGTGCCGCCGCGCACCAGCGCTTGCACATCCGGCTCGGCGTCCGCGAGAACGAGGTAGTTTTCGATATGGGGGCGGCTGCGGTGGACGAGAGCCGCGATTTCTTCGGTATCCAACCCCATGCCGCGGAACCGCTTAAAGCCGCGTGCAGCCTCCAGAGGGCGCAGCTTCACGCCTTCGTTGCTGGTGTAGATGCGCGCGCGGCGCTCTATCTCGTTTCCCTGGAAGCCGACGACGGAGACCCATTCAATGGGCGCGCCGCGTTGGATCGCACGGCCGAGCGCGTCATATCGCCGATGGCCGTCTACGACTTCGACGCCTGAGCCGTCCGGCAGGGCAACGACTTCGAGGGCGGGGAACGTGCCGCCGTTCAGGATGTAGGAGGCCAGGGCTTCGATCCCGGCATCGTATTCCTCATCCAGGTCGCGGAGGTTGAAACCCTCCTTCACGCGGATATCGGAATAGCGGACTTTCATTGCATCGGCGCGTTTGATCGTGCCGTCCTTGATCATCGTCTTGAACGATGCGGGGGGAGCGTTCATGGTTTGGCCACCTTGTGATTGGGCTAAGATTCTTCGCGTTGGAATGGAGGTCAGAATGGAAGACTCGAATAGCCGTTTTGGCGCGGCTATCCGCAGGGGATTGGAGCGGTTTTGCTACGAAAGCCGCCTGTGCGGGGAAAGCGCTGCGGATCGGCCGACTCAGCCGATTCACGAAATGAAAGTTAGTGTGGAGGAGGCGCGCCTCGTGGAGTGCTGGCGAGCAGCACAAGGAGAAGCCGCTCGTCAAGGAGTGGATGTCCACACTTTTCTTTTAGGACTGGGCTGCGATGCAGACGGCGAGCTGATTGAGTTTTTAGCGATGCCGCAAAAATCGCGGAAATAGCCGACGCGGCCTGACCTGCATGACGTTTAGGAGAGGTACCCGAGCAGCCAGCTCAAGATCTGCGGTCCTACAAGGCAGAACGCGGCCAGCGCCAAGCTGGCGGGCCAAGCCCACAGGGGGATATCCGCGTCTTGGCTCCAATTGCCTTGGCCGGCATGGTCGCTCGGGGCGATCAGAGCGCCCAACGTGCGGGCTTCCTGCTTAATCGTGATGGGATGACGATGGCGCACCGGTGGCACGCTTGCGCTGATGATGTTCACTTCGGGCTCCAGGTGTCGCGGGAGGCGCGCCGGCGGGCGATGTGATCGCCAATGGGCGCCAGCACCAGCCGCGCGAACGCGAGCAGGCCCAGGCCCCAGGCGAGGGTTTCAGTCAAGGTCATGGGAATCTGCGCAGAGGTGCGCGGAGGTCACTTGATGGGTGAACGGGCTGCTGACGACTCTTCAGGCGGCCCTGAGCATGGTCGGCACATGTGTCATTTAGAAACGGTCATATCTTTGTAGCCGCTCATGACCCATAGTGCGTATAGGGATACTTTTCCCTGGAAAATCTAGGACTTACATTGAAGATTGAAACTGGTGTTGTGAAGTGGTTCAACAACGACAAGGGCTTCGGCTTTATCATGCCGGAGCTGGGCGGTAAGGACCTCTTCGCTCACTACTCTGAGATTCAGGGCAGCGGGCACAAATCTCTTGAAGAGAACCAGCGTGTGTCGTTCGTCGCCGGCCAAGGACAGAAAGGTCCTCAGGCGACAATGATCAAACCGATTTAAGAACCGGCTGGCTTGCCCTAAGGCAAGCCAGCTGGCACCTAGCAAGTGGGGCCGAATCCTTTGAAACAGGGAATTTGGCCCTTTGGCTTTGGGCGACCGAAAGCTACTTGCTGATCGTGTTGCCGAAGTTGAAAACGTCGATCAGTTCTTCAATGAAGCGTACGAGTGCTTCGAGCATGGCATTGCTCCGTGGGGGTGGGGGGATTGGGAAGGGGGCCGGGTTTCCACCGGACTGCCCGCCTGGATTTCTCGGCGGTCTACCCCTCATGCCGAAGCTTCGGGCGAATTGGAATGGATTGCGCCTTTTGTGCGAGTTGCTTGTTCAGCGATCGCAGATAACATATTGAAAAATTGCGGGGCAACCATGAAAGAACGTCTGTGGAGAGCGGGCCTGATTTTTCTCTTGCTCGGAATGTTTGGTAGCGCAACCGCTCAGCCGACTCAAGCGATAGGTGCAGATGCAATGAAGGTCGCTTCTGCAGTTCTTGGTCTGGCCTCTCTTCAAAAGGAAACCAAACAGTCTTTCGCTCAGCGCGTGGGGCCTGCATTCCGACGTTTAGTAGCGATTGAAACTATGACGGGCGTTGTTTTCGGCCCTGCGTGGAGAACGATGCCCACATCGCAGCAAGCGGAGGCGATCGAGCTATACAGCCTGTTCGTGATGAGGACGCTGCAAGGTTTCTACGAAGCGGTGCTGCCATCGCAATTTGGAGCAGCGACAGGGGAAATGCTCCGAAGCAAACCCGGATCCGTCACTGTGATACAGATCACGTGCCTTAGGCTAAACATGGCGGACTGCATTTACTATTCGGCGAAATCGCAGGCCGGCGAGCACCAGATTGAGCTTCAACTCCTTTACATCGACGGGAAGTGGCGAGTGGTCGAGATGAAGATAGCCGGCTTGTATTTGCAACAGACATACCTTTCGGTTTTCAGGTCTAATATCAACTCCAGCTCAGTCGAACGTCTTTTGGAGCACCTTCGCGCCCGAGTCAATAGTTGATTAGAAAAGGATCGTCCTGGGCGCTTGCCCGGCGCAGTAATGCGGGGCGCTCAGTTGTTTGTAATCCGCCCAATCCAGCGCCGCGTAACCGCTGCGTCGGCACCAGTCGCAGTAGTGCCTATACCGGCGCGCCATAAGTTGCAGGTCTATGGTCATCTCCTCAGTACGGGATATGGCGGGGAGGGCGAGGGACCGGCACCAGGGCGCCGTAGTCATCCATGACGGCGTTGAAAAGACCCGGGTTGGCCCAATCGGACCAGTTGTCCCAAGCGCACCAGTAGCGGCGGTCCCAGTACAACCGGTTGCCGAAGACGCCGCCCGGCGTTTCGGACATGTAGGCACCGCCGATGCCGTCGTGTGTCTCGATGATGGGCATTTCGGCGTCTCGGGATCCGTAGTCGTACTGCTCGGAAGCGGCCGAGGCTACGCCATCCGAGTTCATGTCGAATTCGAGGCGCGTACGGCCGACGTAGAGGGCGAGCAGGGTTCCTTCGAAACCGCCCACAGCATTGGGAAGGTACCCAGGCGTAACCTGCTTGCCGTCCAGCTTCATCGAGTAGCAGCGGCCCTCCTTATCGAAATCAAGTCTGTAGTCTGCGGCGTACTTCTTGGTCTCGCTGGTCCCGCTGCCGTAGCGGCTCCCTTTGTTCGTCTCGCGGTCAAGGTAGAGGTGCGAGAACCCGTACTCTTGCTCAAACAGCGCGTAGAACGCTTCGCGTTCCTCGACGTGCAACCCGTGCCGCGCATCCTCCATCAGTTGGGATAGCTTCAGCGTGGCCGGCATGTCGGGCATTACGCTGGCGGCGGCCTTTTCCAGCGCAGTATTGAGGGCGGTTGCGTTCTGACCGTGAACCGCGTTGCGCAAAACTTCGTTCAACACATGCTGGAGCTTCGCGACATCGGCAATTTCGATGCCGTGCGGCATCGCTGCCGCAAGCTGGTCCTTGAGAACGGTGCGGAAGGTGCTCCGGTAGCCCGTGGCGTCATCAATGGCGCTGGTGATGGCGCCGATGATGTGTTTGTCCAGAATGGGCTGGAGCTTTTCGGGTGCGAGTGCCTGTGCGACGGCTGCTTCCAGGTCGATATTAACTTTTAGTTCCATGGGATTCCTTTGCGCGGGCATGCGCTGGGATGGGGGAGTGCTTCGGTAAGCGCTGACTCGCAGCGCTGGCCGAAACCCGCTTTTCAGCGGAATCGGGTTGCCGGCATTCCATCCGGCGTGACCGTTTCTGTTCTTGGCCGTCTACGCCTCACCCTGTTGACCCGTGGACCGCGCTATGTCGGGCTGGATACGGCAGGGACACCGCGCAGAGCTGCGGCCATGCCCGCAGGTGCGATTGAGCCGGGGAACGCCCCACAGGTGGGGCGAGCAACATCGGCGGCTGGTTGTTAAAGAGCGGTGCTCGCCTTCCCCATTCCGACTTTGTGGCGGTAACGTCTCCCGCTTGAGGCGATGCCCTGACTGCTGGCTGCGGGTCCGTGGGGTGAAGCAGCCATATGCATGGCGTTAAGTGAACTATACATATCAGGCGGAATGAATGTCAAGTGAACTAATCATTCGCGGGATTGAAAGTGTCTAGCCGGCTGCGCAGGGCGAAAAAAAACCGCCTATTGGGCGGTCGGTTTTTGTATAGCTGGCTTGCTATCCCCGGCGGTAGTAGCGCCGGTGTTCCATCATGGTGCCAATGATGATGAGCGGTTCTTGCCTGCTGTACAGCGTCGGGAAGTCCTCATTGAGGGGAACGAGTTCAAACACGTCGTTCCCATTGTCGTCAATGCCACGGGGGCGGTACTTCTTGAAGGTCGCTTCGTAGCCGCCATTGCGCGCAACTACGAAATCCCCAGGCTGCGGGCACACTTCCTGGTCCACGATGATCCGGTCCCCCGGCTTGAAGTCAGGGAACATAGACATTCCCGCAATTTCAAGTGCGAATGCGTGTTCCGACAGATCCATGTCGGTTAGCAGGTATTCCAAGGCTTCTCCCGAGAAGGCGGCGCCTATCTCAGTAAGTTCGCCGGCCTGAACGTAGTTTATGAGTGGTACACGCCTCGATCCTATGGATGATGGGACCACGTTGCTATCAAAATCGGGTGACAGGAGTGCAGCACCTGGCTTCTTGGACCCCTTACCGCTGCCCAGCCAGATTGGATTCACTCCCAGAGCTTGCGCCGCCGCCAAAAGGTTATCGGCGGTCAGTTCTTTCGTGACCCCGTTAAACCAAAACGAAACCGCCCCTCGCGACAGTCCGACGCGGCGGGCAAGTTCCGATTGAGATATTTGGGAATCGGCGAGCGCCTCTCTAAGGCGTTCTTGCAGTGTGCTCATGTTTAGTAGATTAACCGCTTGAATGTTTAGTGTGCTTGCCATATCATTTGTCTAGTTCACTAACCAAACCATCGAGCAAAAGCCGTATGACTAAACAAGAGGCGATTCGGGCATTCGGAAGTGGCGCGGCCCTGGCGCGCGCCCTCGGGCTCACGCGGGGCGCCATTTCGCAATGGCCGATGCAGCTGGATCAGACTCGGGCGGATCGCGTCAGCGGCGCCGCACTTCGACTTGGGAAGCGGCTTCCAAGTGAATGCAGCAAGCCGGAGCCTACCCATGCATAGCCGCTCCCGAGACCTAGAAAGGCAGGTCCGTCTCTTTAGGCAGCGTCTTGTCGATAGAGAGCGACATCTTGGTCGTGGTGGAAAACGCAACGCCATCGCCAAAGTTCATTTCATGGATTCGGACCTCGACTGCGGAGCCGCAAAGCTCTGACAGAGCTTTGGCGATAGCGGTCTGAATCTCTTCGGTCGAGTGTTGTTTTAGGGGGATATCAAACATGGAAGGCTTTCCTTTCGATAGTGAGGTGCCGGTTTTATTGCTCATGGGATGCGCCGAAATTTTCGGGCACCGCCAGATGGGCGAGCGGGCGACCAAATTGTATTTCCAGGCCGTCGGGTGTGGCGATGCCGACCGATTGGCGGACGCGCTGCGGCACGTCCTGCGTCATGGCAACCACTTTCCGACACCCCGGGAACTGCGAAACGAGCTGGGAATTGAAGCGCGGAGCGAGCCCTCCCATGCATAACCTCTACGCCCGCTTCTTGCCATGGCTGCGCCGTATGGCATTCCAACGCCATGCGGCGGAGTCTAGCGATCTACAGGCGGTCGTCGTGCAGATCGTTTTAGATGATCTGAGGAAGAACGGCCGGCTCGCACGAGCTCTGCGGGGAATGGTCAGCCCTGCGTGTTCGGTGACGTTGCAAAACCGAGGCGGATGGCCCACGACGGCGCATGCCCGGCCGATACCGCAGCCGGTGGTACCAGCCAAGCCCGGCGACAAGGTGCAGATCGGCCCACTCGACGTTTGAAGGATGTTTTCCATGCTGCGCATCTTATGGACGGTGCGGCAAGAACGAAACCCTGATATTTCCAGATTCCAAGGTAAGACCTAATGACTAGCCGCCTGAACTCCCACAACTGGCTTGATGTTCTCTACAACGATGTCCGCAGTACGCCTGGGGGCGTGAAAGATGCGGCGCTGTTCTTGACGGAACGCCGCGGCAAGCAGATCCACTACGAATCCCTGCGTGCCAAGCTGAATGGCCAGGAAGGCGAGTCGATCACGTTCGAAATCGCCGACCTGCTGACCGAGTGGATGTCGCAGAAGGCGGGGGCGGCTGCGTACGCGCATCGGTGGGCGCAGACCTATGCGACGGTCGAACATGGGCTGACCTGCCTGGACGTGCCGCCGCCTCCTGAGGGCGGATGGCCGGACGAACTGAAGGCCGTCTTGCAAAAGGTGATGCAGGCGGGTGCGAAGGTCGGTGGCTTGAATACTTCGACGCTGGAGGCGCTGGCGGATGGTCATATCGACGCCAATGAGCGCAGTCAGCTGTACGCGCTGTTCATGGAGTTGGCCGTTCTCGCGTTCCGTGGCGCCCGCAACGTGTCGAGGGTGCAATGCTGATGCGCGGCCATTCTGGCGTGCCCGTGCGGGTGCGGGTCCAGGCCACGGAGCGTAAGGGGGCGGCGCTGTCGCGCGCGGCTGCAATGATGTGCAACGGCGCGAAGTTCCAGCGGTGGGTTGTCTCCCGCATCGGCGCCGCCCCTGAGGGCGTGTCGCCTGGCCAGCACGCTGCGCAATATGTGCGCGACATGTGCGGGATCACCAGCCGGGCGGAACTTGACCACAACGCCCAGGCGGCAACGCTGTTCCATGAAGCCGTGCGCAAGCCCTTCGTGAAGTGGAGCGGCATCTATGGCTGACTGCCTGCACATGTTCAGGGGCTACCGCGTGCCGCCGGAGACGGTGGAGGCGGTCCGCCGGGCCATTATCGAGACGCCGCGGCGGATCGATGTCCGGGCCTTGCGGGAGGCTGTCGAACCGGCGCTAGTGCCGGTCAACCCCTGGCCCAGCACCACGCGAAGCGAAGCCGCCCGCTGCGCGGTCAGCGCCTTCCTGTTCGACGCAGTTCGGGCCGGCCTAGTCAAACGGCGCGTGAACGCCTTGCAGCTTCCCGCCTGGTGGCGCGTCCGCAAGCCCACGGGGGCGGTATGTCGTTGATGCGCCGGACGCCGCTCAAGCAGAAGACGTCACTGAAGCGCGGGGCCCCGATGCGCCAGCGCTCCGGCATGAAGGCCGCTGGGAAGCGTATGCCCAGCCGCCGCGCCAAGCCGCGTGCCACCAAGACCATGTATCGCAACCCTGGCTTGCTGGCCCTGGCAAAGGGCATGCCCTGCAAGATCCGCGTACCTGGCGTGTGCTGCGGCGACCGCAGGACCGTTGTTGCATGCCATTCGAACCAATCGCGCCACGGCAAGGCCGGCTGGCTGAAGGCGCATGACTGGGCCACCGCCTGGGGCTGCGTGGCGTGCCATGCCTACATCGACCAGAACGCCACTGGCGCGACCTACGAAGAGAAGGTCGCGCTGTGGGAGGCTGGATTTCAAGAAACCCGCTTGTCCCTGATTGTGCTGGGCCTCTGGCCTCTTGAGGCCGAGATTGGGTATTTGAGCTTGTATGGAGAGTCGCCATGAGCGTGAAAGTCATGGGGATGGTGTTTGAGCGGTATCCCAACGGGGGCGGGGAGATGATCCTTGCGCTTGCGTTGGCGGACCATTCGAGCGATCAAGGTACGGGGATCTATCCGTCCATCGCGTCCCTGGCCGAGAAGACCCGCCAGTCCGTGCGCGCCGTCCAGTACCAACTGCGCGGCATGGAAAAGGCCGGCTGGTTGATCCTGGTGAATGCGGGCAATGGCGGCCGCAATCAACGCCGCGAATACCGGATTTCCGAGGCTTGGATAAAGGGTGCAGATTTTGCATCCCTCAAGCCGGCGGCCCCGGAACAAGAAAACGGTGCAGATTTTGCACCACCCGAAGCAGCGGAAAAGGGTGCAAGCCACGACACAAAGGGTGCAACTGACGACGTAAAGGGTGCAAACGACGACACGAAAGGGTGCAACGGGTTGCACCCGCATATAACCGTCATAGAACCGTCAGAACCATCAAGAACCGTCACAGGCGCGCGCAAGCGCTCGCCGGGGTTCGATCCGATGTGCGTGGAGTTGCCTGTTTGGCTGGATGCGGAATTGTGGGGGCGCTGGGCGCGTCATCGTGCACAGCTTCGCAAGCCGCTGACCGAAGAAGCCGCCAGGCAGCAGGTCAAGGACCTGGCGAACTTCCGCCAGCAGGGCCACACGCCGGAAGCAGTCATCGAGCATGCCATCGGCAAAAGCTGGCAGGGCCTGTTCGCACCGAGCGGCACCGCATCCGGGGGCGCGCCGCGTCCCGGCAAGTTCAATCCCACCGACTACGTAAACCGCAATCGAACCTCTGGAGGCCCCGACTATGACGACGGTCGCACAATCGACGCCTGAGCGCTCCGCCTGGGCTGTCCCGCTGGCGAAGCTGGAAGGCATTTCGCTGATCGACCACCTGTGGAACCGGCTCTCGGGCACGTATGGGGGGCGCTGGCTGAAGGACTTCCCGGACATGCAGAGCATCGAGAACTGGAAGGCGGCATGGGCGGAAGCGTTCGACGAAGAGGGGCTGACGCCGCGCGACGTGGCTGAAGGGCTACGAGCCTGCCGCCGCATGTTCCCGGACTGGCCGCCCGCCGTGGGCGAGTTCATCCAGGCGTGCCGGCCGGGCCTGATTCCGGAAAACGCTTTCCACGATGCCGTTGCGGGGATGACTGCGCGCCGCCGTGGGGAAATGGGGCAATGGAGCCATCCGGCCGTGTACTGGGCCGCCGTGCGTGTCGGATCCCATGACTTGCTGAACTGCGGGTACTCGGTGATGCAGTCGCGCTGGGAACGTGCCCTGTCGGACGAACTGGGGCGGGGCGAATGGGCGGCCATCCCTGCGCCCGCCGTCGCGTTGCCCGCGCCGGGGGCGACCCATGCTACGCCGGCAGAGGCCGCCAAGGCGCTGGAGGCGATGGGGGCGGGCGCGATCCTGAATCAATCGGGCCGTGATCCGCTGCGCGGGTGGAAGCGGGTGATTACCGAAACCGAGAACCCGAAGGGCAAGCGCTACTCGCCAGGGATCATTGCCATGGCGCGCAATGCGCTGCGCCTGGGCGTGGACCAGGGGGCGCAGGCATGAGCGCGATGCAGCGGAACAAGGGCGCGGCCTATGAACGCAAGGTGGCGAACTTGTTGACGGAGGCGACCGGCACGACCTGGCGTCGCCGGGTGCGCAATCAGGCGGGTGATAGCGACGTTGTGGCCGATGAGCCCGCATTTGCGCTGATCAGCGTCGAATGCAAACACGCGAACACGCTTTGCCTGCCGGCCTGGTGGCGTCAGGCCCAGGACCAGGCGGGCGCGGAGGGCGTGCCGGTGCTGATCTACAGGCAGACGGGGGCGCGCGGCGAATCCGTGGTGGTGGACGCGCACCACATGAACCCGAAGATTTATCCCGTCCGGGGGCGGCACACCGTCACCCTCGGATGGGAAGCGGCAATGCAATGGATGCGGGAGAAGTTGCCCGCGAAAGTGACTTATTCCCCGGAGATTATTTGATGACGACGATGACTATTTCCCGGCTGCCCGCGGTGCCGGCCGTGAAGCCGAAGGCCGAGCCGCTGTTCAAAAGCGCACATGCCGCGCTGGTGTTCGCGCTCCAATACTCAAAGCAGCAATATGACCGGCCGATGATGAATCGCGTCGCCGCTGGACCATCTGCGCACGAAGGTAAGGGGCTCTCTGGTATTGATGGAGCGGGCCAGGCTGGCATGATCCGTGCCGAATTAGAGCGGTTGTCGAAGCTCCAGCAAGCAGTCTTAATTGCCGCCGCCGCGGATCAACGAGTGGCCTGCGAATGTCGCGCGTCTTGCTGCGTCGGTTGGAAAGTCAACCCGGAGTGGGCTGATGCCATTTCTGATTTGACCGCCGCAGCGGCATCCGCCGCATTGTCCGGGTGCGTGTCCAATGGGCGCCTCAGGTCGGGGCTTATTCAGCGCATGTTCGGAGTGAAAGCGAGTTTGGTGGATTTGGCTGAACGGTGTCATGTTGATCCCGATACAGCGGGCTCGCACAACGCGAAAATAAAGAAATGGCTCTTTGGGGGGGCTATTGCGCGCGGGCTTGGGCCTTCTGTTGGCCTCCATCAGCAGGCGCACCAAGCGATTTGCGAACGCTTAGTGCGCTGCGGCTGGATTGACGCCCCGCCCGCCCAGGGGCAGGCTACTGTGGGCTGAACCAACAAATTGCTTCAGGGGGCGGCGTGGTTGGCTGCCCGCGCCGCATATTCGCGTTGATAGAAGCGATATATCACTTTGTGAAGGATGGGCCCAAGCTTGTGGTTCTTCACTGAGCCCATATAGGCAATATGCTCCAGGTTGCCGAAATTCTGTGGTGTCAGAAATGCAGCTGCGTCTTCAAGAAACTGATCTAGGAACGCGAACGCAGAGGGGAAGGCGTTAATTTTCGTGGTAATGGCCGTCAATGCTCTACCCTTGACACTTGCGGCATCGAGTTTCTGGAGCTCCTGTATGGTCGCAAGTAGGTCGTGTTCGATCGTATTTGCAGCTTTTGGATAGTCGCGGAGTGCATTGATTCCTTGAACGGTAGCGATGGTCACTAGGTTCGCGCGTTGTTTCGTGTCGGTTGCAAGCTGTTGCTCCGCGGCAGTCAGTTCCTGGCGGACCCGCACCCTACCGCCTTCTCGGATCAATAGTTCCGTGGCGCGATTGATGTCCGTATCCCGCCGAAGTGCGGATCGAATTTCCGCTAAGGCGGGATACACGGAATCAACTGCGCGCTTCAGGGCGTGACACCGGGCAAGGCTGACCTCGGCGCTCTGTTGAAGTTCCTGAATGGACTGCCTGCGCTTCTGCTCATCTACGCGTGCCGTGAAGCGTGCAACCATTTCCGTGAAGTCTACTCCCAGCTCACGCGCTCCACAGACGTTACCGCAAATGGTCTCCACGCCTTGCTTTGTCGAGATTACATAGCCGCGTTGGTGCAACTGGTTGCAGTTATTCAGGCCGCAGCGAAGCTGCATTTCTCGATCGAAGTCATACCCTCCGATGATGCGATCTAGGTCTCCATTGGCTACTTGAATCTGCGCCTGGAAATTCTCTCTCCCGGTGATTTCTTCATGAGACTTGAACAGAATTGCCACGTCACCAATATTCGCCAATCATGCCTCCGTATTTTTGCTCCGCGATGCGGTGTCGAAAGGACGCTACAGATAATACGCAAATTGGCCAGCTTAGGCGTGTGAGGCGCCTGGTCACTAAAACTATTGACGGTTCCGTTTTTTTAACCGAAGATACGTTCCTAACGGATAAGGTGTATTACTTCGTCCAGACAAACCCGCCACGCGAAAGCTGGCGGGTTTTTGCATTTCTGCCGGCATGCTCATGGTGAGCCGCCGGCCTTCCAAGCCGCGTAGTGAGGGTTCGATTCCCTCTGTCCGCTCCACACAAGCCACAGCCCCGATACGGATAGTCCGGTCGGGGCTTTTGCATTCTCCGCCCTCCCGCTACCGAGGGTCGTGCGCTGGGCATGGCGTGCGGGGTTGGTCATCGCGCCGGGCGGTGTGCAGTAGGTAGCACCCGGCACCAATTCAAAGGGGTCAGTTATGGCAGCAGTTCCCGAAAGTGCGTCGCCCGCGCCGTCGCCCAGGCTGGGCCAGAAGCCGCGCTACGTCATATCCCAGAAAGGGACGCGCACGACAGTGAGCGTGGATGGCGTGGCTATCCGCCGCCTATCGGGAGCGAGCGTGACGTTCGAGCCGGGCGGGTTGCCTAGCCTCACGCTGTCCTTGATCGCGCGGGATGGTGAAGTGGAGTTCGATCAGGCCCGAGTCGTCATCGCTGGAGTGGATATGCCCGAGTGCATCAAGCAAGCCCTGTTCCTGCATCTCAGTGATCTGTATGAGGTTGGGCAGGTCGAGGTCACGTCTCTCGAAAGCGAATGCTGCGAGTATCAGCGGGTCGCGGTGGCGCGCTGATGCCGACCCGCCCCGGAAAGCTGAAGCGGGTAGTGTCGACCGCTAGGCATGAGCCAGAGCCTCCCGCTTACGGTCAAGGCCGCGGCGGTCGGCCATGGCGCCGGCTGCGTGATCAGATCATGGAGCGCGATGGCGGGCTATGCCAGTGTGAAGCCTGCCGCGCACGGTTGCTCCCACGGGTCGCCCATGAGGTCGACCACATCGACAACACGAGGGACGCGTCCGGGAGGCTGAACGATCAGCCCAGCAACCTGCGCGCGATGAACCGAGACTGCCACGCCGAGAAGACCCAGGCAGAGGCCTTGCGCGCAAGGGAGCGGAAAAACCGTCCTGGGACCCCGAGGGCGTGACCTGAGCGGGGAGGGGTGGGTCGAAAGTCGGGCCGATTTTGCCGGACACCCGACGCCCAGCCTTTTTTTTGCGCAGTCATATCAGAAAAACGCGTTTTTTTGGAGGCGATATGGCCCCACCGAAGAAGCCGGTCCAGCTGAAAGTTGTGGCCGGCACAGCGCGTGCGGACCGAGACTCCCAGCCGGAAACTCAAGCAGTTGAACTGGAGTTGGTCTTGGATGTGCCGGAGGCGCCTGACTGGCTGCCGAACAAGCACGCCGAGGCCGAATGGCATCGGCTCACCCGCATCTTGCATTCGAACCGCCTGCTTACCGAGGCGAGCCTGTCGCCATTGGCGATGCTCTGCGCGCTACACGGGAAGCTGGTGCAACTATGGATGGCTGGTGAAACCCCTACCGGTCACATGCTCGCGCAATACCGCGCCCTGGTTGGCGAATTCGGCCTCACGCCTGTCGCTCAGGGAAAGGTGAAGGGGTCCGCCCCTGTCGCGCAGACTGGCAACAAGTTCAAGACCAATGGGAAGCGACGCAGCGCGTGATTATGTCGGCATTGCCACCAAGTACGCCCAGGCGGCGGTGGCCGACAAGGGGCGCAAGAAGCATGGGCGTTGGATACGTCTCGCGGCGAAGCGGTTCCTGGATGACCTGAAACGGGCACGGCGTCGCGGAACGCCGTTCTTCTTCGACGAGTGGCATGCAAACGATGCGTGCGATTTCATCGAAAAACTGCCGCACGTCGAGGGTAAGTGGGAAACGCCCACCATCGTCATGCACCCGAGCCACGTGTTCTTCGTGGTGCAGCTGTTTGGATTCCGGCGGCGCGAGGCCATCAAGGTCGACGGCTGGGGTGACGACGACACATTCCATCCCCGGCGCTTCACCTCGGCGCTGTTCGCGGTGGCGCGAAAGAACGCCAAGAGTACGCTGGCCTCGGCAATCTTGTTGTACTGCCTGTGCTGCGAGCCGGAAGAGGGCGCGCAGGTTATCAGCGCAGCCACCACCTTCGACCAGGCCAGCATCATCTTCCGCGCCTCCAAGCGCATGGTGGAGAAAACGCCGGACCTAGCAGAAGCCTTCGGCCTAGCCACATGGGCGAAGTCTATAAGCCGCTTCGAGACGGGCAGCAGCTACAAGGCCGTTCACGCCAAGGCCAGTACGCAGGATGGCTTGAACCCGTCCCATACGGGGCTGGACGAGATCCACGCTCACAAGACGGCCGACCTGTTAAACGTGCTGCAGTCGGCCGCTGGCGCGCGGGCAAACCCGCTCTGGCTGTTCACGACCACCGAGGGATACACGAACGCCGGCCCTTGGGCCGAAATCCGCGGATTCGTGTTCGCGCTGCTGCGCGGAGTATTGGGCACGCAGGCTGACCACTTTCTGGCCTTGTTCTACGCACTGGACAACGAAGACAAGTCCGCGAAGATCACGCAGGACGACGAGTTCGACGAGTCGAAGTGGATCAAGGCGAATCCGCTGCTGGATGTCAATCCGCACCTGAAGGCGGCCATCCGAAAGGAGGCCGTTGAAGCCAAGCAGATGCCATCCAAGCTGGCGGAATTCCGCATAAAGCGGTGCAACAGGCCGGCATCGACCGCCAGCGGCTGGGTCGACCTGACCAAGTGGGCCAAGTGCGGCGGCGCTGTTGATTTGGACTGGCTGGCGGGCTACCCATGCTGGGGCGGCCTGGACCTGGCCAGTACCACGGACATCGCCGCATTCCGCCTGTTGTGGCTTGTCGAGGGTGTCTGGTACACGCACGGCTGGCGCTGGGTGCCATCCGAGGCGGTGAAGCAGCGCACCGAGCGCGCCACAGTGCCGTATGCCGGCTGGGTGGAGGCTGGATACTTGCTCCAGACTGAAGGCGACGTGACCGACTACTCGGTCATCGAGCGCGACATATTGGCCGCGGTGCAGCGCTTCGACCCGCAGCAGATTGCATATGACGCCTGGAACGCGGCCGACTTGGTGAACCGCTTGGTGGCGGCAAGCGTGCCGATGGTGCAGTTCGTGCAGGGCACCAAGAGCTACCACCCGGCGATGCAAGCGCTTGAACTGGCCTATGTGGGCGGCAAGCTGGTTCATGGCGGCGACCCAGTGCTGACATGGTGCGCTTCGAATCTAGTGGCGCGCCGCGACGTGAACCTGTCCATGGCACCGGACCGGAAGCGTTCGGCGGACAAGATTGACGATATGGCCGCGCTGCTGATGGCGATGGGCTTGGCCGTGGCCTCGGATGACGCCGAGGACCTTTCAGACTTCTTTAAAAACGCGGTGATCGGATGAAACATAAAGCGCAAAAGGTCGGCCGGCTCCGCGCCGCGGTGCTGGGCTGGCTTGGCGCGCCGTTCGGCCTCACCGACGCTGGCGCGTGGGCCCGGCTCGGCGTCAGTAGCTCGGCGGGGGTCAATGTCAATGACAAGAACGTCCTGCAACTCTCGGCCGTCTGGGCGTGTGCACGGCTTATCTCCGAGACGATTGGTACGCTGCCACTTGGCATGCATGAGCGCGCGAGCGGTGGTAAGCGGCCGGCGCCTCAGCATCCGCTGAACTTCATCATCGGCACCCAGCCGAATCCCGATTCAGTGTCATCGGTTTTCTGGGAGGCGGTGGTGGCGGCAATGCTCTTGCGAGGCAACGCGCATTGCGAGAAGCTGTTGGTCGGCGAAAGGGTTGTCGGCCTCCAGTTTCTATACCCGGGGCGCCTGACGGTCTCGCGGAAAGGCGATGGTTCGAAGGAGTATCGGTACACCGATGACGACGGCCGGCAGCGTGTAATCCCGGCGACGAAGGTATGGAGAATCCCGGGCTGGTCGCTCAATGGGAAGGATGGCGTGTCGGTGGTTCACTACGGCGCCCAGGTCTTCGGTTCAGCGCTGGCCACGGACGAGGCGGCGGCGGGCGTTTTCAAGCGCGGCCTGATGCCGACAACCTGGTTCAAGTACCCGAAGATCTTGAAGGACAATCAGCGCGAGGAAGCCCGGGAGATGATCGAGGGGCGGTTGTCGGGCGCGGTAAACGCCGGGCGCCCCGCGATTCTCGAAGCCGACATGGAGGTCGGCACGATCGGCATCAATCCCATTGACGCGCAGTTGTTGCAGTCGCGCGGATTCAGCATTGAGGAGATCTGCCGCTGGTTCCGTGTGCCGCCGTGGATGGTCGGGCATACCGAGAAGTCGACCAGCTGGGGAACGGGCATCGAACAGCAGATGATCGGCTTCCTGGTGTTCACGCTAAGCCCATGGCTCAAGCGCATCGAGCAGTCCATCGTGAAGGATCTGCTGATGCCCGCGGAGCGAGTACGGTACTACCCCAAGTTTGCTGTCGAAGGCTTGCTGCGTGCCGACAGCGCCGCCCGAGCTTCCTTCTACAGCGTCATGGTGAACAACGGCATCCTGACCCGTGACGAAGTGCGCGAGTTGGAAGACCGCGCGCCCATGGGCGGCAACGCTGCAGTTCTGACCGTGCAGACGGCGCTTACGCCGCTGGACAGTCTGGGCAGCAATACAGCTGACCAGCAGGCCCGCAATGCGATGGCCAACTGGCTGAAAGACATGATGGCCTCGACGGCCGACACCTGAGGTATCCCCACATGAGCAAGAAGAACCTGCCGGCCGCTCCGGCGGGCCGCCCCTGCGCGGCTGTTTCGGCCTACATGTCTCCCCGCGCCCTGGAGCGCTGGGACGCCGGCGTCCGTGCAGCGGTCGAGGATGATGCAGAACGGACGATCAGCGTTTACGACGTGATTGGCTATGACTGGTGGACAGGCGAAGGCGTGACTGCCAAGCGCATCGCCAGTGCGCTGCGCAGTATGGGTGCGGGCCCCGTCACCGTGAACGTGAATAGCCCCGGCGGGGACATGTTCGAGGGACTGGCCATCTACAACCTGCTGCGCGAACACCAGGGCGAGGTGACGGTCAAGGTGTTGGGTCTGGCCGCCAGTGCCGCCTCGATCATCGCCATGGCGGGCGACAAGCGCCAGATTGCTCGCGCGGGGTTCCTGATGGTCCACAACTGCTGGGTGATCGCACAGGGCAACCGACACGATTTGCGCGAGTTCGCCGACACGATGGAGCCCTTCGACGCTGCCATGGCAGACATCTACGCGGTCTCTAGCGGCCAGGAGCTGGCCGAAGTTCAACGCCAGATGGACGGCGAGACGTGGATAGGCGGCAGCCAAGCCATCGACCAGGGCTACGCCGACGAGTTGCTGCCGTCCGACCAGGTTGGCAAGGGCACCAGCGGCACGTCCGCCAGCGCGGTGCGCCGCATCGAGTCGGCAATGCGGGCGGCGGGCCTGCCCCGTAGCGAGGCCCAACGCCTGATCTCTGAATTCAAGTCCAGCCTGAGCGATTCGGCTGGCAGCGGTGTGCGTGATGCCACCGGACGCGGCATGGGTCACCCGGCTGCCCTCAGCACCACGGCCGATCTGGCCGCATCTCTCACAACGATCCTCAAGTAAGGAACACATCATGACGCCGGAACAACAAATCGAACAGATCAACGCCAGCCTGAAAACTGTCAGCGACCAGCTGAAGAGCATGGCCGAGAAGGCCAACGCGCGTGGCACGATGGACCAGGAACTGCGCGCCGATATCGACAAGACTCTGACCACGCAGGGTGAACTGCAGGCCCGCCTGGCCACCGCCGAACAACTCCTGGCGAAGTTCCAGAATGGTGGCGGCGAAGGTGCACGGCCCAAGTCGATGGGTGAGCAGTTCACCGAGCGCGAGGACTTCACCGCCTTCGCCTCCAATCCGCGCGGCAAGTTCCGCGCGCCCGTCAGCGCCGAGATTAGCACCACGACGGCCGGCGACCTGGTCGTTCCCCAGCGCGTGCCCGGCATCGTCGCGCCGCCCAGCCAGCAGCTGCGTGTGCGCGACCTTCTCAGCTGGGGGCGCACCTCGTCCAATGCGGTGGAGTTTGTGCGGGAAACCGGCTTCACCAACAACGCCGCGCCCGTGGCTGAAGGCACCCTCAAGCCCGAGTCGACGCTGATGTTCGAAGATGCGTCGGCGCCCGTGGCCACCATTGCGCACTGGATCCGCGCGACGAAGCAGATCCTGTCCGACGTTCCGATGCTGCAGTCGTATATCGACGGCCGCCTGCGCTATGGCCTCAAGCTGGTCGAAGACCGTCAACTGCTCAAGGGCAGCGGCGTGGGCCTGAACATCGACGGGGTTTACACGCAAGCCATCGCCTACGCCAATCCTGGTGTGGTGGTGCAAGCCGAGAACCGCCTGGACCGCCTGCGCCTCGCCCTGTTGCAGGCCGAGCTGGCCGAGTATCCCGCGGACGGCATCGTGCTGTCGCCCATCGACTGGACGGCGATCGAGCTGCTGAAGGACACGACGAACGGTTATCTGTTCGCCAACCCGCGCTTCGTCACGCAGGCCGGCCTGTGGGGACGCTCCATCGTCACGACCACGGCCATGGACGCGGGCGACTTCCTGGTCGGCGCCTTCGCCATGGGCGCGCAGGGCTGGGACCGAGAGGACGTGAATCTCACGGTTTCGCTGGAAGACCGCGACAACGTCGTCACCAACCGCGTGACCCTGCTGGTTGAAGAGCGCGTGGCGCTGACCGTGTTCCGGCCTGAGGCGTTCGTCAAGGGCGGCTTCGACGGCCTCGACGTGCCGGCCGGCGGTTGAAGCAAATGGGCGGCGGTCAACCGCCGCCCATCCACCAGGAGATCCACATGGAAGTGAAAGCAATATCCCCCTTCGAGCACATGGGAACGCGCCGTCGCGGTGATGTGTTCGAAGTGTCCGAACGAATCGGCGAGCGTCTGGTCCAGAAGGGCCTGGCGGTGCTCGTCTCCCCGACGGTCAAGGAGGCCGCATCCGGTGACCCCGCGGACGACTCCACCGGAGCCGGCGAGCCGAGTGCCACTTCGCGGCGCGCTCGGGTCAAGAAGGATTGACCATGTCCGTGATCAGCCTCGAAACCGCGAAGCGGTTCCTGGATGTCATTCACAACGCCGACGACGCGAAACTGCAGATGCTGCTGAACAGCGCCGAGGACGAGGCGGTGCAGTACATGAACCGGGGCCTGCTGGAGCCAGTCCCCGCCGCGATCCTGGTGGATGGCGTGCTGGTCGACGCTGATCCGCTTACTGCGCCGCTCGACAGTATGGTGCTGGGTGTGATGCTGCTGCTCCAGGCCTCGTATCAAGCCAGCCCCGACGACATCGCCAAGCTGCGTGCCGCGGCCGAAGTGAAGCTGGCGCCGCACCGCATTGGATGGGGGGCGTGATGCTGGCTCACCGACTACGCCACCGTGTGACCTTCGAGGCGAAGGGCGATCCCGTGCGCGACGAGAACGGCTACATCGTGCCGGGCAGCGGCGGATGGCAGATCGTGGTGCTGGACGACGGCTCGCGGCTCGAAGATGTGCCCGCCGAGGTCCTGACGGGTCCAGGCCGCGAGTTTCAAGGCGGGAACGCGACGCAGGCGGAGGTCGGCGCGCGGGTGAACCTGCGCTGGTTTCCGACCAGCCCAACCCTGCTGGCGTCCTGGCGCCTGCGCTGGGACGGCCAGATCTTCAATATCCAGTCCGCCGAGACGGACGCTACGGCGCGTCGCGAGTGGCGGCTGCGTTGCGTGGATGGACCGAGCGAGGGCCAATAGCCATGAATACGCAATTTCCTCCTGTGCGAAGCCCGTCCTTGCCGGCACGCGGCACAAATTCGCAGATGGACCGCATCGAAGCGAGCCTGGCTCGTATCGAGGGAAAACTCGACGTGCTGCTGGAGGCGCTGGCCGCAGATGGCGAGTTGGAAGAACCGCCCGCGATGACACTGGACGGCGAGATGGCAGGGGAGGCCCGGCCGGAAGGAGAGCCGCTGTGAAAGTCGAAATGAAGTTGCGCGGCGTCGATGAGGTGATGCGCACGCTTCAGTCGCTGCCCGCCGAGGTCGTCTCCAAGCGCGGTGGGCCGGTGAAGACTGCGTTGGCGCGTGGCGCCCGGTATCTGCGAGACAGGGCCAAGGAAAACCTCCAGGCCTCGATGGTGAATACCGGGGACGAATCCAGCGGCTTGCTGCTGCAGAACGTCATCGCCAGCCGTGGAAAGCCCCCAATCGGCAGCAAGGGCGAACGTTACCTGGTTCGCGTGCGCCAAAAGACCTACACGCGCAAGGGTAAGGAGCCCGTGACGACCCGCAAGACGGCGGCGCTCAAAGAGTACGGATCCAGCCACCAGCCCGCGACGCCGTGGCTACGGCCTGCGGTCCAGCAGCACGGCCAGCGAGTCATCGAACTGGTGAGCACTGACGTGGCGCGCCAGATCGAGAAGGTCGTCGCCAAGGCCCGGCGTGAAGGGAGGCTGTGATGCTGGCACCCGTATTCAAGACGATCAACACGCCGGCGGTGCGTAGCCATGTCGGTGCAAACCCGAGAATCTACGTGTCGGGCATGGCGCCGCAGGGTACGCCGACGCCGTACATCACCTGGTTCACGGTCATCGATAGCCCCTACGACCAGCTAAGCGGGCCTCCTGATGCCGACAGCGGCACGGTCCAGATCGACTGCTGGACAGGCCCGGACGATAGCCAGGAGGCCGTCTGCATATCGCTGGCGGGGGCGGTGCGCGATGCGCTGGACGCGGCTGGCATCGCCAATCGCATCATCGTCCACACCCGAGAGACGGACACCAAGCTGTTCCGCATTGGGCTACAGGCCGACTTCATCAGAGGCCGGTAAGCCGTCTGTTTTCCTACCCCTTTAGCCCGCCATGTGCGGGCCTTTTTATTTCGAGGTCATCATGACTGCTGGCGTTATCAAAACCCAGGGCACTCACCTGTTCGTGCTCAACACCCTGGCCACCCCGGACCCGGTCATCCTGAAGATGGCCTGCCCCACGGGCATCACGGGCATGGGGGCGGGCACCAAGTCGCAGATCGACGTTACCTGCCTGGATGCGACCGAGGACCAGGAGTTCATTCCCGGCCTGGGCGCGCCCGGCCAGGTGTCGGTCCCGTTCAACTTCATTCCGACGGCTGAATCGCACCAGGGCATTCTCACGGATCTGAAGGAGTCCGGCGCCGTGCTGGACTGGATCACGGGCTTTTCCGACGGCGTGGCTCCGCCCACTTTGGATGCCGGTGATGTGCTCGTCTGGCCGGTAGCCCGCACCGCAGCCCGCTTCCAGGCGTACATCGCGGAGGTGACGATCGATGCCGCCACCAACGACCGCGTGACCGGGACCCTGACGCTGCAGCGTTCGGGCAAGGTGGCCTGGAACTTCAAGCCGGCGGCGTAAGGGGGGCAACATGGAAAAGCAAGAACTCCCCGACGCGCTCTTCGTCAGCGACCAGGTTGTCGATCGCGAGGTCGAACTGGGCGACGGCAAGAAGCACAAGCTGTACTTCAAGGCGATCAGCCACGTCGAGTTCAACAAGTGGGTGACTGCTCTCACTTCGCCGGACGAAGACGTGCGCGATCGTGCGCACAGCCGCCTTGTCGTCGCCAGCATGGTGACGGCCGACGGCAAGCCGGCGCTGGACCTGGAGCGAGCCAATCGCATCAAGCCCAAGGTGCTGCGCAAGCTGTCGGAAGTGATCGCCGACATCAACGACTTCGCGGACCTGCGGGGAAAAGGCTAACGGGCGAGATCCGCTTCTGGCACATCCTGGCCCTGGGCCTGGGGCGGACCATCGGGGAACTGAAGAGCGTCATGACGGAGCCCGAATTTCGATCCTGGCAGCAGTTCTACCAGGAGTCTCCCTTCGACGACCTGCATCGGTACCACCGCCCCGCGGCCATGCTGGCGCACGTCCAGGTAGGCGGGGATTTCCCTGCGCGCCTGGATTGGCTCGTCGGCGGTTTGGGTCTTCGGCAGGACGACGACCCTATGCCGTTGCTCTCGGACCAGTTCTCTGAAGCGGACCTCAAGTCGTTCGCCGCCCTTGGAATGAAGCCCTCGCGGGCATAGTAGGTACATGAAATGTCAACTGCCGGATCAATCGTGGTCGACCTGCTGGCTCGGACCGGCAGCTTCGAGACCGACATGGACCGCGCTGCCCGTACTACCCGTCGGGCGGGGCGCGAAATGGAACAAAGCGCTGAGCAGGCCGGCTCGTCCTGGACGCGCGCCTCTGCCCTGATTGGGGCGGCGTTTGCTGGCATCTCGGCCGGTAGCGTGCTGACCGCGTTCGTCCAGAACACGATCAACGCACAGAACGAGCAGGCGCAGCTGGCCGCGGTGCTGGAGTCGACGGGCCGCGCGGCGTCTATGAGCACTGACAGCCTGAACGCCATGGCCGACGCGATTGAGTCGGCCAGCACGATCTCGGCCGGCGAGGTGAACGAAGCGCAGACTGCCCTTTTGGCCTTCACCGGGGTTGCTGGCCAGGAGTTCCCCCGTGCAATGCAGGCGGCGGCCGATATGGCGGCGCGCACCGGCATGACGATTCGCGCTTCTGCGGAAACCATCGGTCGAGCGCTGGACATTCCCTCCCAGGGACTGGCCGCGCTAAGCCGGCAGGGGTTCCGGTTCACGGAGGAGCAGAAGGCCCTAGTCGAGCAGCTGGAGCTCTCCGGTCGCACCGCGGAGGCCCAGGCCATCATTTTGCGCGCCTTGGAGGAAAGCTACGGTGGCGCGGCAGCTGCTGCGCGCGATACGCTGGGTGGCGCGCTGCTGGGTCTGCGCAATACGGTGTCTGCGCTACTGACGGATGAGAGCGGCAGCCTAACCTTTCTGCGCGATGTCGTAGAGGGGCTGAACTCTGCACTGGGATCCGACGCCGCCAAGGCTGGGCTCAACGCCCTGACGGTGGCTGCTGGTGGCCTGGCTGCGGTTATCGGTGCAAAGCTGGCGGCGGCAGTGCTATCAGCCGGCTTGTCGATGACGGTGTTTGCGGCTCGCGCAGTCGCCGCTTCGACCGGTATGGCTGGCGTGGCGCTAACCCTCGAAGTGGCAGCCTCCAGGATGGCAGCCATGGGGGCAGCGTCTCGACTGGCAGCAGCGGGCCTCGCCATGGTCGGCGGGCCTCTCGGTGTTGTTGCGCTTACGGTTGGTGCTGCGGGTTATGCGTGGCTGCAGTACGGCCGGGATGCACGCGATTCCGCGTCGGCTGGCGCGCGCGAAGTGGCTGATACCAGGCGAAGCGTCGACGAGCTGCTGACGTCATTCCAGAAGCTGAACGACCTGCAACGCCAGCAGGTCATCAGCATCAAGACGGATGACCTGAATGCGGCCCTCAAGGAAAGCCAAGCCGCAATCTTCGAACTGGGGAATGCCTTCACGCCGGCGCTGACCGAGGGCGCCCGCGCGGCTGCTCAGTACCGCGCCGACTTCACCGCGGAAATGAAGGCGGTGGCGTCCGATACCAGCCTGTCGTCCGAGCAGATGGCCGCCTCGCTTGCCGCCTTGGTCGAGTCCTACGTCTCGTCGGGTCGCGCCAGCGAGTCGAGCCGCGGGCGGCTGGTTGAGTTTGCGCAGAAGGTGATCGAAGCCTCGGGGAACGTTGCCGGGTTGCGCCAGGAGATCGAGGCGCTGACGGGGGCGCAAGCCGCCGCGGCGGGTGGGGTGGCGCCGGTCATCAACGAGCTGGACAAGTACCGGGCCGCCTACGACAAGTTCCTGAAGGAGTTCGCCACGCCCGGCGAGCGACTGAAGGGGGCGGAGAAGGAGTGGCGCGCCGCGCTGGGGCCCTTGTTCGACAGCGATGCGCAGAAGCGGCTGAACGACCGGTTCCTGCCGAAGGGTAGCGCGCAGCAGGCGAGCGAGTTGCAGGGCTTGGTCAAGCGCCTGGAAGAGCAGCGCGCGACGCTGGGCATGACATCCGACGCCCAGGAGCGCTATCGCATCGAGCAGGCCAAGGGGTCGGAGGCGCACCGCGCCCGCGCCATCGCGCTGTTCGACGAGATCCAAGCCTGGAAGGAGGCCGAGGAGGCCACCAAAAAGGCCGCTGAGTCTGCGCGCTACTTCGACGCGGTCCAGCGTGAGATAGACCTGTACCAGCGTGAACGGGACATCGAGGTCGCGGGCGTCGGGATGACCGACCAGCATCGCGAGCAGTTGGAGCAGGAGGTGGCGATTCGGCAGAAGTACGCCGAGCGCCGCCGCAAGCTGGAGGAGGACCAGCAGGTCGAATCCACGCGCCTGGACCAGGCTGCGTACGCGGCGCGAATTGAAGCCTTGCGCGATGCTGAAGATCGCCAGGTAGCAATCCTTCAGGATTCCGCCGCCCGCAAGCGCGAGGCGGAATCCTCGTGGCAGTTGGGCATGTCGCGCGGGTTGGGGAACTACGTTGACAGCGTGCTGAACGTGGCTTCGTCAATTGAAGGTGCGGTGACAAACGCGTTTACCGGCATGGACGACGCGCTGACGGGGTTTGTCCGTACCGGGAAACTGAGTTTCAAGGATCTTGCCGACAGCATCATTTCCGACATGGCCCGAATTGCCATTCAGCAGAGCATCACCGGCCCCCTGGCTGGCGCCCTGGGCGGCTTGCTGGGCAGCTGGATGGGCAGCGGTTCCGCGGTATCCGGCTCAAGCCTGCAGGGCATTGGCGGCACTGCGGGCGGATTGCTGGACAGCATCCAGTTTTCCTCGGGCGGCTACACCGGGGACGGCGGCCGCTTCGAGCCGGCCGGGATTGTTCACCGCGGCGAGGGCGTGCTGAACCAGGACGAGATCCGTGCCCTGGGTGGAGCGAGCGGCTTCCACGCTTTGCGGCGCTCCATTCGGACGGGCCACGCGGTAGGCGGGATGGCTGGATCTCCAGCGCTTCCACCGCCAGCTGGCCGCGCGCAGTCGGGCGGCGCTCTGCAAGTGGAGATCATCAACAACGGTACGCCGCAGCAGGTGACGGGCGTGAATCGTCGCTTGGACGTGAGTGGCGAAGTGATCAGCATTGTCGTGAGCGACTTGCAGCGAAATGGCCGATCCGCCCAAGCGGTGCGCGGCGTAATGGGAGGGTGACATGGCGGTATTTCCGAGCTACGCAAAAGTGCTGCTGGAAGGCTTCAAGGAGGATGCCGACTATGGTGTTCTGCGCACCGACATGGACGGCGGCATCACCAAGCAGCGGCGGCGCTGGACCACGCCGATCGTCACCCGCGACGTGGTTATTCATGTGGGGAGCGTGGCGCAGAAAAACGCATTCGATGCATGGATGAGGTCCGACTTGAACGGCGGCGGCGGGTGGTTTGGTTGGACTGACCCGCTTGACTTGGTGCTCAAGCAAGCGCGGTTCGTGTCGGGGAAGGTTTCCTGGTCCAGCCCAGGAAGGGTATGGCGGGCAACGGCTCAGCTGGAAACGGTGGGCTGATATGAGCCGGAATTTTTCCCCCCGGGCCAAACGCAACCTCAACGCGACCAGCGCGGACGAGCCGCTCCTGGAACTGATCGAGATCACGCATTCGGATCTGGCGGTGCCGGCGCGATTTGTGAACGACACAGTGGATATCGATGTGGAGGGCCACAAATTCCTCGCTTGCCGGTTCGACCTATCGCTGCCGGATGACCAGCATGAGCAGGTGCCCGGCGCGAAGCTTGAGGTCGACAACATCGGTCGAGAGTTGACGGAATGGCTTGAGGTGAGCCAGGGTGGCGCCGGCGCTCGGTGCCGCCTCATCCTGGTGCTGCGTTCAAACCCCTCCAATCTGGAATTCGATATGACGATGGACCTGGCGGGCCTGTTGATCTCGAATTACCGGGTGTCCGGCGAACTCGGTTTTAAGAACACGTTGATGCAATCCGCAGTGGCGGTGCGCTTCGATCCGACCACTTCGCCTGGGAATTTCTAAGATGCACTGGACGGAAAAATACATCGGGCAACCCTATGTTCCCGAGACCGGCGATTGCGCCGCGTTCGCCGAACGCGTCGCCCGCGAGTACCTGGGGATCACTCCGGGTTTGCCGAGCGGGCACGAGGTGGCGCTGCGCGCTCAGGCCGCGCAGATTCGCGCCAACCAGGCGCAATTTGCAGATCCTGTTATTGCCCCGATCGAGGGGCACCCGGTGCTGCTGCGATCGCGCGGCGACCTGTTCCACATCGGTGTCATGGCGTTCATGGCGCATGAATGGTGGGTGATGCATGCCGACCGCGCTTTCGGCGCCGTGGTGCGCCAGCGCCTGCGCGACATGATCCGCGTCGATTACAAGCTTGAGGGATATTTCCGATGGAAGACGTGACGCAGACAGTCGTTCCTGCCGGGCCGATCGCATCGCCGTCGCTCGTGGTGTATCCGCGTCCGTTTGAGAGCGGCGATCGCATCGATTGCTACGCGGCATTCCTGCCGGGTGAGACGCTGGGCGCCTTCATGCGGCGTACGCGCATCGCCGCGCCGTCGCGGGTGCTGCGCGTCGAGCACAACGGCCGCCCCGTGCCGCTGGCGCTGTGGGATCGGCTGATCCCTCGCCAGGGCGATATGGTGGTTGTAAGCGCCCGCGCTTTGGGGGGCGGTGGCGGCGGGAAAGTGCTGCGCACGGTGGCCATGTTGGCGGTCGTTGCCGCGGCGTTCTACGCCCCGGCGTTCGCCGGCCTAACCAAGATGGTCGGCGGCATCGAGGTTGCCACGCTCGGCGGTTCTGCCCTGTCGGCTGGCATCATGCTCGGCGGCTCCTTGCTCGTTGGCGCGCTGCTGCCGCTGCCTACGCCCACCGCCGCGAAGCTGGGCACCGGTCAGAAGTACGAGAGCAGTCCGACGTACGCGATCCAGGGCGGGCGCAATCGGTCCCGGCCCTGGGAGCCGATGACGCTCATCTTCGGCCGGCACAAGGTAGTTCCAGATTCCGGGGCGAAACCCTACTCGCAGTATGTAGGGGACACGCAGTTTCTGAACCAGATCTTCCATTTCGGGCTTCAGCTCAATGGCATTACGCTGAGCGATTTGAAGATCGGAGAAACGCCGGTCTCCAATTACCAAGGGGTCCAGCTGCAATCGTCCGACCCCAACACCGGCGCGCTGTCCATGTTCTCCGGAAACGTGGATACGCTGCAGGGGTTCACGCTGCAATCCGGTGTGATCAACACTCGCACGACCCCGAGCGATGTGACGCATATCTCCGTTGAGATTGCGTCGCAGCTGTTCTACGTGAACGACGCCGGGGGGCTGGAAGCGCGATCTGTTGACCTTCGCTTGCAGTATCGGCCGGTCGGCGGGGCCTGGGCGGACATTGGCCTGCTTAACGATGCCATCTATGCGACCCATTACTGGGCCAAGATGCAGATCGATACCGGCACGGGCGGAGGAGATGCGGGCGAGGCCTACCGACGTGAACAGCAGGTTGGGTTTGGCTCGACAAATCCGGCTGACCATACGGATGGTGAAACGTTCGTCATCAAGCCCGGGTACAGCTTTGGCGGCGGCGATGCGGGCGAGACGGTAGTGCCACCGGTCATGGGCGTTTGGCGCTGGAAGCCGCACCCTTTCCAGATGGGCCAGCCCTGGTACGGAATCGCGCCCGATCCTCTGATCGGTTACAGCACAACTCCCGGCGTTCGCGTCACCGGTGCCCGGCAGGAGCCGACGCGCCAGACCGTCTCGTGGAATGTCCCGGTTGGCATGTACGAGGTCCGCGCCTGGAAGGTGACCGCTGACATACAGAGCAGTCGCGAATCGAACCAGACGGCGATCAGCCAGATCCTCTGCTACCAGACCGACACGGCCGATTACTCGGGTCAGCTGCGTGTGGCGCTGCGTATCCAGGCGTCGTCGCAGCTGAACGGGGCCGTTGATGAATTCAGCGCTATCGCTTCAGCATGGTGCTCGGTCTGGACGGGCTCGGAGTGGAAGTGGACTACGACGAGCAACCCGGCGTGGTGGTTCCTGTGGTTCGCGCGCGGCAAAAGGGACTCGGCCGGGCAGCGCATCTACGGTGGTGGGCTGACCGACGCCCAGATCGACTTCGAGTCCATCAAGGCTTGGGGGCTATGGTGCGACCGAAAGCGGCTGACGTTCGATTATGTCCTGGATCAGAAGATGAGCGCCGCGGCCGTGCTCCAGATGATCGCCAGGGCAGGGCGCGCATCGATGACGTACCAGACTGGAAAGCTAGGGGTCGTGTGGGATGCCGAGAACCTACCGGTATCCGCCATGTTCGGGCCGTTCAACGTGCGCGCGGGCTCCTTCAAGATCACCTACATCAACGAGGGCACGGTCGACGAGATTGTGGCCAACTTCGTGAACAAGGACGCGGGCTGGGTGATGGACGAGGTGCGCGCCAAGGTCCCGGGCGCCATCGCTACCAATAATCCGCTGCAGCTGGATTTGGACGGCTGCACGAACGCCGACATGGCCGGGCGCGAAGCGAACTTGATCGCTGCTAGCCAGGTGTGGAAGCGCCGGCGCGTCTCCTGGGAAACTGACCTTGAAGGCTTGGTCTGCACGCGCGGCGACGTGGTGTCGTTCTCGCACGACCTGACCGTATGGGGCTACTCCGGCCGCCTCATGCCGGGCAGTGGTGGCGCGCTGATGAAGTTGCAGCAAGCCGTGCCCAGTGCTGGAAGCGGCACGGTCATGTTGCGCGACCCCGACGGCAACATGAAGGTCGTGACGGTGTCCTCCGATGTGGGAGAGGTTGACGAGCTCACCATCGTGACCGACCTGGACGGGTTCCCGATGCCGGGGGATGAAGGGTACGAGGACTGTTCCCCCTTTGATTGGGCATGGCAGTTCGACCCGTTGGCGACCCCGGGCCGGCGGTTCAAGGTCTCGGGGGTGGCGCCGGCCGGAGATGGCCTGCGCTTCGAGGCGATCGATGACGACCCGGAGTACTACGCCTGCGAGTCGAACCCCTACCTGTACACGCCGCCCCGCGATGGTGGGCTGCTGAGCGGCGTGATGTTCTCCCTGAGCGCTACCGAATCGATCGTGAGCGTAAGCGCCGACCAGATCCGCGTGGGACTGTCCTGGGCGCTGTCCCGCGATATGCCGGTGCAGATCAAGGTAGCGGTAAATGGCGTGCAGCGCGTCGCGCAGACCGTCGAGGGGCGCTCGCTCGACCTCGTCGTGCAGACGGGAGACGTGATCGTTGCGACGGTGGTTCCCAAGGGGTCGACCGGGGCTGGCACGCCGAAGACGTTGACCTACAAGGTCGAAGGCCTGGCCGCGCCTCTGCCGCCGGTGGAGGGGCTGACGACGGTGTTCCGCGATGGCCTGACCGTGTTGAGTTGGCGGAAGGTCATGGATGTGCGGGAACCGGCCTATGAGGTCCGGATCGGCGACAGCTGGGCAAACTCGCGCCTAGTGGGCATAACGAGCTCGCAGGACATGCTGGCGGTCGGCAACGGCGGCTACTGGGCAGCAGCGCGGTTCAAGCTGTCCAATGGAACAGTCGTGTACGGGCCCGCAGCTGGCATTGCGATCTCGGGCGCGGTGCTGGTGCGAAATGTCCTGCTGGTTCAAGACGAGGCGCCGGAATGGACCGGCTCTCTTTCCGGCGGGGCCATCGTCTACGAAGGCAACCTGTCTTTGGCCGCCCAAGGCGACTTGCTGGCAAGCCCCGATCTCTTGGCAGAATCGGATCTGCTGTGGATGGGAGGTGCAGCACCAGAAGGAACCTACACCAATTCGGTGAGCGACCAGGTTGATATTGGCTACGTGGCGCCTGTGCGCATCGATTTCGATATCGAATTTCTGGCGATCAGCCAGGACGATGACCTGTTGTCCATCCCTGACCTGCTCGCGGTCGATGACCTGTTGAATGGTTCTGCACGGCAGGCCATCACGCTGAGGCCGCAGATCCGCCATGCGCAGGAGGATGGGGAGTGGTCGGAATGGGTGGACTTCGTCCCTGGCCTGGTCAATGCCAGGCACTTCGATGTGCGCCTGTACCTGGCCACTGCGAACCCTCGGATCATTCCGCTTGTGTCGCGATTCCGCTGGACTGTCGATGTGCCAGATCTGGTTCAGCGCGCCGAGTCCGTCGCGGTTCCGGCCGCGGGAATGCGCGTGACGTTCCCCAAGCCCTTCCACGCACGGCCCAATCTTCAAGTCACGATTCTGGACACTCAGAACGGCGACCGCGCTGTTGTATTGGCCGCGACGTCCGATGAGCTCGGCTTCGACATCAGAATTTTCAACGGCTCCATTCCGGTGGAGCGCTCGATCAACTGGATTGCTCAAGGGTACTGATATGCAGGCACCTCCTCAATTGTCGATCACGCCGCCACAACCTGGCGTCGTGGTCTTCCCAGCGCTGAATGATGCGCTTCAGACCATCGCCACGGACTTCTCGGGCGATACCGACCCCGCTGCGCTGGCCTGGCCTTTATCGACTTGGGCGGATACGGCAAACAATCTCATCAAGCGGCGGAATGCGGCCCATACGGGATGGGTGACCGAGGGGGCTTTGCTCCGGTCGCATATTCCGTCTTTCCCCTTGGCGGAACTTCCGACCCAAGATATCGGGCTGATCTTCGTGCCCGAGGATGGCTTTTATCGCTGGGTCAGTGGCGCCTATGTCAAATCCGACTTGTCGTTCTCGGTGATCGCCACGTTGAAGACCCAGTCGGCCGCAATATTGGGCGTGGGGCAGAGCTGGCAGGACGTCTCGGCCAGCCGTGCCGCCGGAACCATCTACACCAACAGCACGAGCAAGCCAATCCTGGTCAGCGTTCGCGGTATTGGGTCCGGTTCTTCCATCAGCTTGTCCCTACAGGTTGACGCCGTTGTTATGGATCGTCCCGGATGGCCGAGTACGTTTTCTGGCGGGACCGTCGCCGGCTCGATGATCGTGCCGCCCGGATCGACTTACCGGGTGTTCACTGACGGCATCGTTTCCATTGTGTGGACGGAGTACCGCTAATGCAGAACTTCAAAGACCCCGCTACTGGCCAATTCTGGGCGTTGGACGACGACGTCGTCGTAATCGTGACGGAAGCGGGCCGGGAGTTCCGCAACGCGTTGGGCGAAGTTTTGACGGTCATTCCCTCGACGCTCCAAGCTGTCGCATCGGTGCCGACCCCCGAAGCGCCTACGTTGGACGAGCTGCGCGCGGCCAAGGAGGCCGAAATTAACGCGGGCTATGCCGCGGCGGCCGCAGCACTCGCTGATGGATATCCGGACGCTGAACGCGAGACCTGGCCGGTGCAGATCATGGAATCTGCTGCCGTGCTGGCGGGCTCCGACGACGCTACGCCGTGGATCGATGCGGCGGCGCCGGCGCGCGGCATCACGCGCGAGGAATTGGCCACGAAGATTCGCGACATGGATCTGCAGTATCGCCAGATCATTGGAGCGCTGACAGGCAAGCGGCAAGCCCTGCGAGGCCTGGCGCTGGCGGCCGAAACTCCTGAGGCCATTGATGCGGTCGTGTGGGACTGACCTTCCGTACCTAGCCAATCTCCAATCAGATCAACCCGCTTCGGCGGGCTTTTTTACGCCCCAAAAATAGGAAAGCAAATGACAGAACCCAACGCAGTGACCGCCTGGGTCGTGAGCGCCATCGTCGGCGTGGCCGCACTGGTCACCAAGCTGGACCCCAGCGCAGTGATCGGGGCTTTCGCGGGCAGCGTGACGTTCGCGCTGACCGCGAAGGACGCGACCTTGTGGGCGCGTGCGGTCTACATGATCGTTTCGCTGGTGGTGGGCTACGCCGCGGTGGCGGATGTCGCCGCGCTGTCGCCCATCAAATCGCCGTTGCTGATCGCCTACGGCGTCTCGGCGCTGGTGGTTCACCTGACGCTGGTGGCAATTGACCGGATCAAGTCTATCGACCTTGCCGAATTCTGGCGGTCGGTGTTTTCCAAGAAATAAGGAGAGCGTCATGCTGATCGAAACCATCATCGTGCTGGCCAGCGTGCTGACGGCCGGACGGCTCATCTGCTGGCGCCGCGGCGGCTGCCGGTACCGGCCCGGTGTCTCGCTCCTGGCGTACCTGCTGATCGTCGCGGCCGGCGGCCAGGCCATCGACATCGTGATCGGGCATGCCCCGGTCACAGTGTGGCAGGCCGTCATGTCGGTCACGGTCTGCGCAATCGTCTGGCGCTCGCAAGGAAATGTCGCCGTCATGGGGCGGACGGGGGTGTGGTCATGACGCTGTTGCAGACCATCGTTCGGACGGCCATCGATCCCGCGTTGGCGCTGCTGCCCCCCAGAATGGACACGCCGGCCGCACGCATCATGCTGCTCGCCACCGGCCTGCAAGAATCCAAGTTCAAGGATCGGCGCCAACTCGTGGGCAACCCGCCGCGTCCTGTCGGCCCGGCAAAGAGCTTATGGCAGGCGGAACTGGGCGGCGGGATGGTGCACGGTGTTCGGCTGCACGTCGCCACGCGCGCCACGGCCGCGCACCTGTACCAGGCCCGGGGCGTACCGGCGCGCGATGCCGCGATCTGGGACGCCATCGAGCATGACGATGTGCTGGCGGCTGGCCTGGCGCGGCTGCTCCTGTGGAGCGACCCGGGCCGGCTCCCGGCGGTCGGCGATACCGAGGGCGCCTGGGCTCTGTACCTTCGGACCTGGCGCCCCGGAGCCTACGCGCGCGGCACGCCGACCCAGCGTGCGGAGCTTCGTGCGAAGTGGGCCGGCAACCATGCCCAGGCATTGACCGAGGTGGCACCGTGAGCGCGCTGGCGCGCGCCGCCGGCGCTCTGGCAGGCTGGCGAGGCTACGCGGCGGCAGCACTTGCCGGTGGCCTGGTCCTGGGCGGCGCGGCCTGGCAGGCCCAGGGCTGGCGCTGGGACGCGAAGACGGCCAGGGCCGAGGCATCCCGCGCGCAGGAACGTGACGCCCAGGCCCAGGCCACTATGACCGCCATCGAGGCGGCCCGAGATGAAGAAAGGCGGCGCACGGCCGCGGTGGAGAAAGCCCGTGATGATGCACAGAACCAAGCCGCTCGCGCGGCTGCTGATGCTGCTGGTCTGCGTTCTGAGCGCGACCGGTTGCGTACCCACGCCGACGCGCTGGCTGGCGCCGCAATCGCCCGAGACCCCGCCGCTGCCGACGGAAGCCCGGCAGGGGCCGACGCCGTCGATCTGCTTGCCTACATGCTCGGCAGGGTTAGCGACCGAGCTACGGAACTTGCAGGGGTTGCAGATCGTGCCCGCATCGCGGGACTGACCTGCGAGCGGACCTATGACGCGCTGCGGAAGTGATAAGGGCAGGGCTTAGCGCAATGTGCCGACGAGCTTCACGCAGTCGATGGTTACGCCCTCGGCGAGGCTATAACTGTCGCCACAGGCAACTCGACGCGCCCAGGCCCACATGCTGAAGCGTTGGCCTGTCTTCACATTCGCAACCACGTCCGCCCCGGAACGGCGGGCTTCGTCAGCGGCTACCTGAAGCACCTCCGTGCACTCCCATACCAGCGCTTTGAGCCCAACAGCTTTCCAATTGGGACAGCGTCAACGTCCGACGGTGGTGGGGCTGGGGCGAATGCTATGCGACGGCCGGCATTGGGCGTCCCGAGCGTGATAAATCTAGACGAACTCGCTCTGACGAAGCTCTAAGTCCTTCTGTAGGGATTGGTCTGCGCAGGAACGCCGCCTCCAAGGCTCCATTTTGGGCTCACGTGGTGGGAGCGGTAGGCTCCGAAGGCTTAACGGCAACTGACTTTGCCGGTCCGCATTGAAGCGGCGAGTGCTTCTAGCTCTCGCTGATCCCACATCCCGATTCCTGCTACCCATGCAACTGCTGTCGACCCTGTAGCTGCGGTTCGAATGTCCACCCGCAGAAGATCACCAGTGGCGCTAGGGTGCTGCACGCGCACTACACCGGTGGAGTTGTCGGAATATAGGTTTCCGCTTACCGTGAAGGATCCTAAAAGTGGGCCGCCGGCATCTGAGTGGCACTCGCGCGCGAACGCGTCTGCGCGTCTATATGCTTCCTGGTAGGTGGTATCTGTCTCGATTGTCATTGACGGGCTCGACTTGGTAATGCCCGTGATGCAGCCGGAAAGAACGATAGCGATGCCGAACACCCCGATGACGCGTCTCATACTCTGCTCCAGGAATGGCGGCAAGGACTGTAACACGTCGACGAAGCTGAAAGGCCAAGCATCTTCTACCTCGACGGCATGCCCTTGCGCAGCTTGCGCGGCTCTTCCAGCAGTTCTGCCGTCATCTGGTCACGTTCCAGCACACAGGGCTCGTCCTCTAGCCCCGCCAGCAGACCGGCGGAGATGGCCGCGCAGGCCAGCGCAGTTCGCTTGTCGATTACAACCGGTTTGCCCGTTGCGAAAGCGGTTCCGCGTTCCCAAGCCTGCAACGTGGGCAGGGATACGCCTAGGGCTTCCGCGGCTGCGCGCTGCGAGTACCCCATGCGATGGCGCCAGGCTTGGAAGTCGGCCGGCGTCATATGCGTACCAACTCGGACTCGTGGCCGGCCATGTCGACGAGGTAGGACGTTCCCTGCTCATCGCGTACGGCAACGCCGCGAAAACCCAGGATCGCCGCGGCGCGGGCGGTGATTGCCTGGATGTCCCACGATATTTCGCCGAGGTCATCTTCGATCCCGTCAAGGTCGAAGACCGATTTCGACTCGTCGATCAGGGCCTCGGCGTCGTCTTCGTCGAGGCCGAGGCGAGCCGCTAGTTCGTCAACCAGCGGTTGCAGCCTGGCCGCGTCTTCGTGATAGAACAGTCGGCCTGCGTCGATGATGCTGTCGTCGTCGATTTCCAGGCTGTACACCAGCGCTTCGCCTGCTGTCATCGTATAGGCGCGGGCGGAGAAAAACAGAAATGAGCCGAAACGGCCGGTGCTGGTGATCGTGCTGATTTCGCTGGGGCTGGTGTGAAAGAGTTGCATGTCGCTCTCCGCTTTTGACTAAATTATATAGTCATGCAGAAAGGCGTCAAGCTTTTGCCGCTACCCATTGCATCCACCAACCCTGATAGTAGCGCTGGCCGTCTATCTCTTCGAAGCCGCAGATCATCATCCCGCGATCAGAGCCAAACGTCAGCAGTTCGGGCTCCAATAGGTCAGGGATTGCCACTTCAGGCCCGGTGTCATAGCCGTGGAGCGGCTTCATTGTCATTACTGAGACATACCGCTTCAACTCTGGATGCATGATCGAATACATGCGCACCGTCCCGACAGCGATCCGGCCGGGGTCGTTGTCGCGGCGTCGCTCGCCGCGCTGATGGGTGCGCTGTACGGCGCATTTGAAGTCCACAGTCATGCCCAATATGCTGTATAAATAAACAGTATATTTCAGACGAATCCTAGTGCAATTCGGCCCCGATTTCGGCCGGCAGGAGACGGAGCATGGCCGATACGGAATGGACGCAGAGGGACGACTACTACTGGGAGGGGCCGCCGGGCTGGACGATCTGCCGCGTGTTCGTGGACGGCATGTGGCAATACGAGCTCTGGTTTAGCCGGGGAGGCGGCGGCACGATCTACGGCATGCGCGGCTCGCTGGGCGCGGCCCAGGACCTGTACCAGCAGAAACTAGGGTAGCGAACTACTTGGGCTGGGGCTCCGCGACCAGGCGCTCGGCCGGGTAGGGCAGCAGGAACTCCCGGGTGTCGGCTACCGGGGCTGTCAACCAATCCGCGTAGGCTCCCTCCGGCAGGATCACGACCATACGCTTTTCCTTGCCGGCCTGGTGGTAGTGCTTGAACAGCGGGTCATCGTCGGCGTTGATGGTGAGCACGGTGTAGCTCAACTGCCACTGGCCTGCCGCGTCGCGGTAACGGTCCCACAGGCCGGCAATGCCCATGGGCGCGCCGTCGGCTCGGGCGAAGCGAGTAGGGACGGGATGTTCCCCTCGCTGCTCATACACGGGGCGCCAATCGGGCTCGAAGATGGCCTCGGCAGGGATGATGCAGCGCCGGCCATGTTGCGAGGCCAGGCGGAATGTCCAGATTTCATGGGCCGTCTCGCTCTTGGAATTGAAGGGCGCGATCTTCTCGGCCTTCGCCAGCTTCTCGGGCGGAGTGCTGGGTGCGATCATGCCCCAGCGGCCGACGACCGCTTCGCGCTCCGGTACCGCGTCGTCGCCGGCGTCATGCTCGGGCGGCCGCCGGATGAGCGGCCCCTGGTACCCGGGCCACATATCCGACTTCGGTGGCAGCGGAATCCCGCGCGCGCCGAAGTACTTCTCCAGCTGTTCCTGCTTCTTGAGCGCGGTGTAGTGGCTGCACATGGTGGCCTCCCGGTCGGAAGGGCCAGTATAGGATCAGTCCAGGCCCGCCGCGGCCTCGGAATGGTGCTGGAGGTAGTAGACCAGCGCGCGGACGATCAGAGCGATCTGCCGCTGCTGCGCGACCGGCAGGGCGGCGAATTCCGCGACGGTGAAATATTCGTTGTAAGGCCAGATTTCCATGCCCATCACACTACCCCATTGCGGGCGATCATGTGGCCCTGGGCAGTAAATCTCGGACTGACTAGTCTTATAGGTCTGACAAGGGATTGGGCCTGTCACGACTTTGTCCCGTACACTCAGGGGCCTTATAACCAGAAGTGAGAGATTCGGCCATGTCAGATTCAAAAAACATCAGTCAGATTTTGGCGGATCGCCAACAGGCCGTGGATGCCATTGAATGGGATGAAGTGGAGCAAGAATATCGGGTTCCTGCCATGGAAGCACTAATTTCGGTACCGAAGTCTTATCTGCAGGATTCTGCCGGACAGGTTCGCCAAATTCTTCGATTGCTGGAAAAAGGCGCCACTCCGCAAACCGTGTTGGCGTTCGCAATTAAGGCGGGCCTAAACACCTAA